TCTCTTTAGCAATACGAATATATTCTAGGAACAAATCTTCGATAGCTTCAACAATCTTACCATCGCTATAGGTCTTTACACCATCGTTGACAATTGTCTCGCCTTCAATAAGTTCAATCTCATCTGCATCGAAATCAAAAACACTATCAGTCTTTTTAGTAAAGCCTTTCCAACCCTTCTCTCGCTTGCCTGCAAGAGAGAAAGCAGAACAAGGAGGAGAGCCGTCGAGAATATCAAGCTCGCCTGGCTTTAGATTTGCTTCACGAAGAAAGTCTGCGCCAGTTAGCTTTTTGATATCGCCTGGAATAATCTTAGTATCAGGAAAGTTGGTCGAATAGGTTTTGATTGCTTCCTCGACAAACTCGTTCATGGCAATGACTTTACCGCCGGCAAGACGATAGCCTGTCGAGCTACCGCCTCCACCAGCGAATGTCGATACAACAGTAAAGAGCTGTCGAGCCGAAGACTTTTTTACATCATCTACTGTATATGGTACATATGCACTCATGCCGATTTCAATCTCTTTTCAGCCTTAGCTTTGAAGTTACGTGCTTTTTCTAAATGGAATCGATTGGCTCTTTGTTGAAACGTAATACCATTCAGATGATCGTATTCGTGTTGAAATATTCTGGCAGTAAATCCTTCATAGCGAACTGCATCACCATCACCATCCCAACCACGATAACGAACACGAATCCCACGTGGACGCTTTATCTTAACAAATAATCCGGGATATGTCAAGCAGCCTTCTTCATAAACCACATCTTCTTCGTCATAGTTTGTAATTATTGGATTGAACACGCCAATGATTTCATCTGGTCTAGATGGATTGCCAATAACAAAGACACGAGTCATAATACCAAGCTGTGGTGCAGAAAGACCTACGCCAGCTTTCTCAATCATCTTGTCGCGGAGAAGTTCGAATAGCTCTTTGGCATGAATGACAGTTCCGTCTTCCATGATATAACCATTATCAAAGTCAAACTCAGGACAAGTCTGCTTGAGACGCGGATCACTACCTTTGATTAGTTCCATTATACAATCCTACTAAAGTTCTGCTGTTTTGTAAAGCGCAGAGTATTGCTAAACTTGTCGTGAAGAACATCACCTTTGTGCGAGATAACAAAGATATTGGAATCTTCAAGACTATGTATGAGCTTCAGAAACTCGTCGCAGCCATTGGCATCAAGCGATGCATCAAATACTTCGTCAAGTATAAGAAGGTTAGTATGGGCGCTATTTTTCATACGAGCGATGGAACGCCAGGTGAATAGAAGCGCAAGGTCGATACGCATCTTCTCGCCTTCCGAGAACGAGTCGTAGGTAAAGTCATCTCTATGACGAGACAGAATCTTTTCCTCAAACGACTCGTTCAATTCGAACTTCACAAAGAAGTCCATGGCAGCAAGATACTTATTGACCAACGTATTTATGATCGGGATATATTGCTTGATGATACGAGACTTGATGCCGCTATCACGAAGAATGATAGTAGCAAGATCAAACATCTCACGCTCTGCTAGAATATCGTTCTTCCGTGTTAGCAAAGCGTTCTGCTGCTCGTTTAGTTCTAGTATCGTTGACTCATTGAACGATTCCGTTTTGTTGCGTGCATTCGCGATTTCCTTTTCCCAAAGGCTGATTTCCTTTTGATAGGCTTTGATTGAAGAATGTGTGTCCCTAAGAAGATGCTGTCGCGAACTAATTTCACGTTGTATCCCTGTGATCTCAGACAAGCGAAGTTCAGCTTCGCCCAAGCTGCTCTGGAGCGTTTGCAACGCACCGTCAACTTCCGATAAAATATGTTCCTTTTCCTCGATCTTTTCGCACTTGATAGTAGCGTCGATTGTTTGTGTACAGGTAGGACACTCGTCGTTGTCGTGATAGAACTTGATTGTTTTTCGAGCATTCGCTTTCTTCTTCTCAAGATTTGACTCCAGCGTAAGGATCTTTTGAATACGTGTGCTTACAGAATCTTTGTCGTCGATCTGCTCAAGATACTCGTCAATTTCAGCTTCGAGAGTAGCAGCTTCCGCTTCGTCACGCACGACGGCTTTACGAGCTGCTTCAATACGGCTAAGATACTCATCGATCTTCTCACTCTTTTCTTGAGCTAGGTCTTTACGCAACTTTTCCTGCAACTTGATATTGTTTGCAGTATTTGTAATATCGTTATCGACAATCGTATATTCCGAACGATTAGTTGCGATACGATCTTTCAAAAGAAGTGCCATCGAGGAAAAGACGCGGATATCTAACAGATCCTCGATGACTTCACGTCGAACGTTCGTTGTCAGTTGCATGAACGGAACGAACGACGATGAACCAAGAATCACAATCTGCGTAAACGACTTTTGGCTTAGTTTGAGAATATGTTTCTCAAGCATTTCCTGATAGTCGCGTGCAGCTGCGTCTTGGTCAATCAACACACCATCTTCTAAAATTTCAAATAGACTTGGTTTGATTCCGCGTCTAATAGTGTATTGATGATCGTGTGTGCTAAACTCAATCTCGACAAGAACATCACGACCGTTGACTGAGTTGATAAGCTGATCCTTCTTGATCTTACGGAACGGTTTACCGTATAGACCAAAACACAATGCGTCCAGCATCGTTGACTTACCCGCACCGTTTTCACCAACGATGAGAGTTGTGTCATTTTGATCTAGTTGGATTTCAGTGAAGGCATTACCCGTTGAAAGGAAGTTCTTCCAACGGACTTTTTTGAAGTGAATCATTTCTTTCCAATAATGTCACGAGGATGATCTTGACCATCCCATCTGTATCGTCCAGAGAAGTGCTGAACGATACGCTTACCATCCTTGTCTTCAAATACTGTTACGCCGCCAGTCTTATGTAAATACTTATACTCGTTACCTTGGCGATCAACATAGATTTCGTTTTCTACGAAGTCCATCACTCTGTTTCCATTTGCAATGCTTCATGGTACAACGAACGCATGAGATTGTCAAGCTTTTCGTTGTCTACATTGCTTTCAATTGTCTTGATATACTTGGACAAAATGGTAAGTGTATCTTCTGTTTCATTGACGAGATCAGATTCACTAATCGAATCCATATTGCGATGATCTTCAACAATGGTAACTTCGATTGGCGCAGCTTCATATAGCTTTGTGGTAAACAAATCGAAGTTTAGAGGATTGTCTTTGTTGGTAACAATCAACTTGACATACGAACCAGCATACTTGCTGAAGTCACGCTCCAGAACTTCTTCTGTAGATTTGTCTTTGTCATTATACCAAAGCTTACGAAACATCTTGTGTGGATTCTCTATGAACGTAAGTTCACGAGTCTCAGTATCCAAGATATGGAATCCTTTAGGGTCGTCGTAGTCGCTCCAAGTAAACTCAGCGTGGCTACCAAGATAATGAATGTTACCACTAGTAGAGCGCCTATGGTAATGACCACTGCATACCAAATCAAACCGACCAAAAAGGCTAGGGTCATCACCATGGCTGAGCGGACTACCTCGATACATTTCAAAACCTGACAGCTCAAGATGTCCCATGCAGATTTGAGCATTTGTAGTCCTTATAGTTTCAAGTGCATGATCACGATTGTCATCGCAGATCCATGGCATTAGTAGAATAGGTACACCATCAAACTCTACGGTTTCGGCTCGCTCATAGATGATAAAGTCATGTTCGTAAAACTCTCGAATGGAGTTGACTGAATTCGTATTCTTGTAATAGGTGTCGTGGTTTCCGATTGTGAGATGCGGACGGATGCCTCGCGCGTGAAGTGGTTGTATAAAATCTGAACGCAGGCGTTTAGCTGTGTTGATGTTGAGAAATTTACGACGATCAACAAGATCACCGAGGTGGATAACAGTGCTAATGCTATGAGAGTCGATATAGGGTAAGAATATCTCATCTAGGAATCTCTTGTTGTTTTCAATAAACGCTTGGTGGTCATTGCGAACGCCCCAGTGCGTATCAGTAATAATAGCAATCTTCATGCTGTAGCTTTCTTGCTCCCGCGCTTGATTCCTTTGCTATTTTCAAAGTCAGCCATAAACTTTTCCATCTGTTCTTTCGACCACTCGCCGTATTTGATATCTGTATCGTAGTTGTTGCTACGGTCGCCGTCTTGTGCTTCTGATGTTTCGCCCATAATATTGGCATATTCGATAGCAGCATACTTTGTATAAAGATGCTTCTTCTCTTTTTGAATACGTCGAATGAAAGCAAAGTAAATGATCTGAGTGAAATAAGCAAAAGGATTCTGTGACTTGCTCGGATCGAAGTTGTTGATATAGAGCAAGCAGTTTTCGATACCGTCTGAAATCATCTCTTCGCGAAACGTGTAGTTTGCAAAGTTAGGACGATAGGCAAGATGTGTTGCAATCTTCATAATCGACTCGCCAATATAGTGAGGAATACGAGGATTTTGCTTGCCAGTATCTTTAGCTTCGACAACGAGTTTCTTGTATTCAACCATAGCGGCATACAAGTCTTTATTGTTGACGTAGTGTTTCTTAGCTTTTGGTTTGATTACTTTGTTCATTAGTGTAAGGATCCTGAAGTGTTAGCGCCTAGAATTGTTCTCATTCTTTTTGCCACTTCTTTCTGGCGCTCCATGGCTCGGGCTCTCTCCTCTCTCGCTTGTTCATTGATTGTATTGAGATACTTATCTGCTACTATATCATCAACCATCATGTATGTCAAGATATATGCCTTGCTAATACGAACTTTCTCATCCATCAAGCTTTCAAATGGAATCCAGCGCATAATAGAAGTCGTAACGGTCATGTTGGTTACAGACGGCATAAGTTCAACACGATAAGGTTGTGTAACCCACAAGCAATCTTCTTCGTCTCCTACAAGTTGGACGAGCAGATCCTCACCATTATTCATCTTCAAAAAGTATACTTCGCCCTGATCCATTGTCACTCCTGAGCTTGATAGTATGCAGCTCGTAAGGGAATCCCTCACTGTTATACATTTTTACACGTTCAATAAGATGGTTTAGTGTATAGTTTTTCTTGTCTTTACTCGTTGACAAGTTATCAGCAATATCGAACAACACCATGCTATCTTTGGTATCTGAGATACGGAGCCCACGCCCAATTGACTGAAAGGTTCTGATACGGCTCTTTGTCGGACTCGCAAAGATAATATTGTGAAGGTTCTTGATATTTATGCCTGTTGAGAACGTTCCGTAAGAAGCAACGATAATTGCATCTTTTTCTTGTTCAACAATTCTACGAATATCTTCGCGATCTTCACCATCGACTCCACCATGAACAAAGAACACTTTACGTTTACCAGCTTTGTCTTTGATAAGATCGTATAGTACCTGACCATGCTTCTCGACATATGCGTATAGAATTAGTGTATTGCCGTTAAGTGAAATAGCAAGATTCCGAATAAACTTATTACGAGGACTGAACGAAACAATATGCTCAACCTCGTCTTGGTATGATCCCCCAACGAGCTTCTTACACTCCTCAATTGGGTGCATAAGCATAAGAACTTTGATTTTGATTGCTGCAAGTTTTCCACTGTCAATAAGTTCCTTAGTATCAATAATCTTGTGAGTGGGACCAAACAAACCTGTAAGCACTAACTCATTTACTTGAGAACCGTCGAGAGTTCCCGTCATACCAAAACGATACTTTGTATCGGTCATATTTGTCATAATTTTAGTGAGTGACTGCGCTTTGAACAGATGCGCTTCGTCACCGATGATTACATCAAACGATTCGAAATACGATTTAGGAAGTTCATAAACCGATTGCCACGTTGATATTGTAACTGATTTTGAAGAGAGCTTATCTTGTCCTCCAAAGACCAAATGAACTCCATTATCAACGTCAAACCCGTAATCAGCAAAATCAGAACGGAGCTGATGCACCAGAGAAATAGTTGGCACAAGAATAAGAGTGCAACTTTTGAAGTTGTCAAGATAAAACCTCGTGATGAGATAAGCTATTAGAGACTTGCCACTAGCAGTAGGACTGATAAGAATACCGCGACTGTTACGAATAGCGAGAGCAAAAGCGCGTAGCTGATGATCGTGAGGCACGAACGGAAGATTGAGACCGTCTGCAAACTCTTTAGCTTCTGCAAGTGAAAACTCCTCTGTCATAGTCAATTCAGGATCAACATCAATACTATAGTCACGTTCTTCACAGAACTTCACAATCTCTTGTGTAAGCCCAGCATAGACTTGCATATTGCGAGAATTCAGAAGACGAATCTTTCCGTCCCATACACGTGACTTATACTTCGGCGAAAACTTAGCACCAGGAACTTCGAATGTTAGAAACTCTGAAAGCTCGCGCGCGATACCCATATCTCCTTCGATACGCATCCACGCTTCATTTACTTTTACGAGCTTTAGATTAGAATCCATTCGTGAACTTTCTCCACTCGATGGCGGACTTGATATCGTATCCGCGCTTGTGGATACACTTCATGATCTCGACAATCACTTCTACTTTCTCTTCGAGCATGGCAATACGAGTTTCTAACTTTAGAAGGTCTTCATCAGCGTCGATATAACCTTGCACTTCGTTCTTCAGAACCTTTTGAAGATAAGGTGGTCGACCAATTCGCTCAAGGTCGTCGGGATTGTTAAGATTGCCAAGATAGTAATCGCGCAAAAGGCTAGCACGACTTTTTCGCTGAATGTGACATGCACGGAGTTGGCTCCTTGTCTCTGAGAGGAGGCGATTGTATTTGGCATGGAGGGAGGAGATGTTGAGAGAGTCGGCGTCCAAGTTGAGATCGTCATACTTGGAGTCTTTGTCCCACATTTCATAGATATCTTCAAGTTTCATATATGTATAGTATCACCAAAAGAAGCCATTTGTCAACACTAAAAATGTATTGACAAAACTATGTTATGCCATTATAATACGAGTTGTCAACACCGTCAGACATCCAAATGATATTTACGATATCTAAACGTTACCGTAGCCTCTAGATATTCAATCGAGACATTTGTGGATTCGAACTGTAGTTCTGATAAGCTTATTGGAAACAAATCGTAAAAGAAGATATTTCTGTTTACATTCTTGTTGCTGGTAAGAATTGACAGAACGCCATCGGAAACAAATGTGGTATAATAACCAACTGGTCTTGCACCTGGCGCAACTTGCTGCGAACGAATCTCTCTCGAAAGATCAGCTGTTTGCTTTAGCTCATCTGGGTGACCAAGACCTTCGATCCAGCGCTGAATCTCGAAATAGTTTTCTAGATTTTCATCAACCTTGAATGTAAGCGAAAGAGGATCATAAGTAATGCGATCTCCTGGACGCGGAACAAATGCAAAAGGCGTTGGACTTTCAATCGCGCCTACTGATACTGCAGGAAGCGTTGCACTCTGGCAAAAGTAGTTGACTGTGGGAAGACGCTTGATAGCAAAGCGAAACCCATTCTGTCCAAGAAAGTTTATGTTTCTTGGTTGGTTTTCTTCAGCTGACATTACTTAGCCGTCTTTCTTTTGTGAAGAGAAGCAACAAGCTTCATCTTATATTGTGTCTTACCTGCAGGATCATGCTTTAGATGACCTGCTCTAGCTTCTGTATCAGGCACATGCGTATCTTCTGAGTCGCGTGTATCGATATTGTGTGCTTTGCCGTGATGCCAGCCGTGTACAGATACTCCACGTTCCTTTGACAAGCTTTGCCAAATCTTTTGACCGCCAGGAGAATGTGATTTACCAACGAGCGTCTTCGAGTGACCAGACTGCATGATCTTACGATAGACCTTATGAACTTTCGGTCCTTGTCCAGTTGAGTCTGCTGTGTGAACTGTATATGTGCCAGACTTAGCGTTGCGCTTACCAGCAATTGTAGAATGGACTACGCCAGTTTGCTTATGACGAGCAACATAGATATCTTGACCATCATCTTTGTAGTGATGCAGATCGTGTTGCTTGTCGATGCTTGCTACCTTAGTTCCTGCCTTTTCTTTAGGCAAGTGTTTACCAGTTTCGAGAGAGAACTTTTCTTTTCTCCCGATCTTGGTCATAAGAGGTGCTTCTGCGAGGAACCTTGAGAACGACTTCATAGGACTATTTATAATAAAAAAGGGGAGCATTTCTGCTCCCCAGTTTGCGGCTTGAAGTCCGTCTTGCTTGTCCCCTCCCACATGGAGGGTTATTCTTACATCAAGTTTGAAATCTTGACGAAGCGATAATAGGTGTTGTAACCCTTTGTATTTGGTGCGCCGATTGCACCGTCGGCTGAAGATGTTGCGAATGGGTTTGCAACCATTCCGTAACGTGTCTTGAAGCCGATCTTAGGCTGGAACGAATCCTGACCAACGGCGCGAACCATCTGGAGAGGAACGTATGGGCAGTAGAACAGACCGGCGTCGAATGCTGAAGCACCCTTATAGCCGAGTGTGAAATACTGGTTACCAGCTGACGAAGCGAAGTATGGGTCGATATAGACCTTGATACGTCCGTTGAGAACACCAGCGAAGGTGTTGCCTGTATCGTCAACATTGAGGTTGTTAGCAAGAGCTGGAGTGTAATCCAGAACGCCTGCCATCTGGAGAGCTGATGCAACGTCCGATCCGCAGATCAGAACGTTACCCTTGCCGCGGCGGGTTGCCTTAGCAATCTGGTTAGCTTCGCGTTCGATCTGGAAGAGCAGACCCTTGAACTTCTCAACCATCCAACGTCCGTTTGAGTCAACGTCAAGATTGAACGTACCAGCAGCTGTTACGTTTTCCTGAGCACCAGCCGAAGCTGTGTAGTTGATTGTGCGAACGACTTCGCGGTTGATTTCCGAGAGGATTTCAGCAGCGAGGATGTTTGACAGTTCTGTCTCAGCGTCGAGACCATGAATGGCCTTGAGGTCCTGAGCCAGTTCCATCGTGTATTCTGCCTTCAGAGCACGTGATACTGCTGAAACGGCAACCTTCTCAATCGAGAAAGCCATTTCCTGGAAGTTACCACCAGCGGCAGTACCGTCGCCAAGACGCTCTGCAGTTGTGCGTGACATACCAGTTGAAACGGTATACGAACCAGTTGTAGCAGCTGATGCACGAAGTGTTGGGTCGTTAGCTTCCTGGACACGTCCAGAAGAAGCGTTACCAACAACGAAACGTGAAGCAGTGTTACCAGCAGCTGAACCAGAGAAGGTTGTGTTAGCTTCGTTGAAGAGAGCTTCCGTACCATTCTGAGCTGAGTAACGTGAGCGCATTGCGAAGATCAGGCCTGTTGGACCTGTCATTGGCTGAACGCCGCAGATGTCATAAGCGATGAGGTTAGGCATCGAACGACGAACGAGCGAGATGAGAACTGGATCGAATGTATCGACCGAGCCGTCACCAGCTGTTGAAGAAGATGAACCCATGCTGTTGATTGGAGCAGCTTCGCCCAGGAGACCTGGTGCGCGATAACCGCCCGAACCGAAACCATCTTCACGGGCTGACTTCTCTTGGTTCTCAAGAAGCTGTGCAACTACGCTACGACGGTGAACGTCCTTAATGGGAGCCAGATCAGGATGTTCCAGGACTGGCTGCCACTTCTTCTGAATTGTTTCGTTCAGAGATTCCATTTTACTATTTCTCCTAATTTTCTTTTACTTTTTGATTCCGCGAGTAATCGCAGACATGTAAGCAGCCATTTCAACTGGAACCTGCTTTTCAGTGACTTCGCCGTCACCCACTGGTTCCTCATCGAGAGTTACTGATTCTGACAACGTCCCGGCCGAGGATTTTGTTGGGAAGTAACTTTCACGAAGTGTAGCAATCTTCTTCGAATATGATTCAACATTTTCGAATTCAACTGCTTCAGAAAGTGACTGCAGCTTTGCGACTTGCGTGTCTGTCAGGCCTTCTGAAACTTGAGCGAACGCGATTTCACGTTCGAATTCTTTTAGCTGAGCTGTCAGCTCAACATTCTTTTCGATCTCTTCGTTGATAGCTGACTCAAGAGCTTCAACCTTTGAGGCTAGCTCTTCAGCAACTTCAACTGCTTCGTCTGGAATATCGATGTAGTGCTCTTCGAACAGACCCTTCAGGCCTGACATGAATGACTCAACGATTTCTGCCTTGAGACCGCGCTCAACGGCAACAGCATTTTGTTCCATCCACTGCTCAACAACATAGTCGAGATATGAATCAACACGCTCAACGATTTCTTCGCTGATTGTAGCTGTTTCTTCTGTGAGCGAATCAGTAAACTTGGCTTCAACTGCTTCGAGTTGCTCATTGACCTTTGAGAGAACAGCAGCTGTATAAACTTCTGTTGCCTTTGCAATGAACTCTTCCGAAACTTCTGTTCCAGAGAAGATAGCCTTGATGTCGTCTGATACATCGATATCTTCTGCTGTAATGCGAACAGTTGATTCGCCAATTGAACGCTCTTTAGGATTGACTGACGAACCCTGTGTTGGGTTTGTCTTGTCGCCCTTGAAAGCTGCATCATAGAAAGCTGATACGTCTGCTTTCTTCATGCCTGAAAGTGAGTCGAGGATCGAATTGATCATACCGACCTTTGTATATGGCTTTACGCTTGAGCCCTGAAGCATTGGTCCATCGACCTCACCTTTCTGAGCTGCGCCACCTGGAACTGTTGCCTGAACTCCAGTAGGATCAGCGATCTCAGCATTAACGCCGTAGCTCGCCTTTTTTGCTTCTTGCACGTCGAGCTTTTCGACGTTTAATTCCTGACCTGACATATTGATATTCTCCTCAGGGTTGTGAATATTATTCTAGTTTATTTATAAAACCGCGCCATTTAGATATTCTTGAGAAATTTATTAAATGCATTGAGCAGAACCGCTTCGCGATTTTGCTTTGATCCATATCCCTCATTGATATCCGCTTTGATTTGAGCAACTTCTCTTTCGATAAGAATGCCGTTATCCCAGACCCATTCTTTACCTTCCATGATACCGTTAGCAAGAGCATGTGGTGCAGAAGGGTCTGCTACGATATCAGCCGCAGTTGCGAGATAAAAGTCTTTCTGGACTTCCATAAGACCATCTCTTCTCTTTGTTAGCGATCCCATACCGCGTGAAGAAAAGCCCAACTTTGCGCCTTCCTTCATAAGATTTTTTACAATATTTCCGTAAGGTGTATCCATAACCTTGACACGCCCGATAAAGTTATCTCCATCTTGGCGTAGTTCTTTGATCATGTGGGATACACGTTCTAGATTGATGGTTGGTCCTTGTGGGTGACCAAGCTCACCATAAGCGCGATTTTGCTGAACAAACTCACGATTGTAACGAGCAACTTCGTTAGCTAGTGTATCTGTTGGGTATACACGACCATTTTTGTTACCGATATTTCCCTGCATCAAAATGCCTTCTAGGAAATACTGCTTCTCACCTGCTTCATTAGCTTCAGTAATGATCTGTAAATTTTCGTTGACTTCGCAGATGAGTTTCATTAGTATTGCGAGCCTCCAGAGATTGAAGTTGTCTTATGCAACTTTAGAATAAGTGTGGCAGGACCTGTACCAACTTTTGTTACAACAACATTTGATGTTGCTTCCGCGTCGCCATTATCGATAAGACGTGAATCTGAAAGATCCATAACGTGTTGACCGTCTGTCAGCAATAGAACTGTATTTGAGCCACGCTGAACTACCCAGTGCACATTGTTACCGCAAGACCACTCGGCTGAAACAATGTTCATACGAGTAACGTTTTCGCCTGCTGAGTTAGCACCAATGGTTGCAGTTGGATGATTTCTTTTGATGAAACCACTAGCGTTGAACTTGGCAATAAACCATCCGCCCTTGACGTGTTTATTTACAATACCTTCAGCAGCCATTAGTCTTGCTCCTCAATAGCAGAAGCTACGAAATCAAGAATACGCTCAAATGTATCTGCGCTTTCATTGATAGCCGCGCGGAAAACTTCACGATTGCCTGTTGTTAGTTCTTCGAATACATCAACGATTGCGTTGTATGTGTCTTCATTGATTTCAATCGTATCACCATTGAGAAGTTCAACAATAATCGAATCTTCATCTGATTCGCTAATCATTGGTGCATTGACAAATACTGATTCTTGGAATGCAGGAACATTGACAGCAGAAGCAGAAGTCTTGACTGGCTTCATGTCGCCTTGTGTCTTGTCTGCACGGGTCAATGGTGTCTTGCTACCTTTGAAACCAGACTGATCTTTCAAGTCTGAAGTTCCTTGCTTCGGAGCTGTGCGATCACCGTTTGCTGGTTGATGCTTTGCCTTCTCAGCTGAATTAGCATTGAGCTTATCGGTCGTTCCCTTTACAGGATAATCTTGTGTATCTACTGTATGGGCATCAACAAAGTCTTGCTCGCCTTGCGCACGTGGCTTCAGAGCGGCGGCTTCAGGATTCTCGTCCCTTTTAGTAGCTTCACGCAGTTGCTTGAACGTCTTCATCTGATACTGTCTCCTCTGCGGAAGCGTCTTCCTGATTCATGAACATCGATGACGCAATCTCAACCTTTTTGAGTTCGAGCGCGTCGCTAATTTTATCAGCCAGTGCTGAGTGGATGGCATCGCGGAATCCTGCGGCGTCCTGATCAGCGGCTGCTTGAATTGCTGTATAAATCTGTTCCATAGTAACGAGTCCTTATTTGGTAAATCTATTTATAAAAAAGATTATTGTTCAGGAACTGTATACGAAGTTGGCCACTCGGGCATAGACCACGTATTCTGTTCAGTAGGCTCTACATCATTAATCCAGTATTTCATACTAAACCACTTATCTGGATATACGGTACATTTAGAGTACCAAATTCCATATATTTCCTCAGTAGTTTTACCTTCATTTAGTAAACTTTTTAGCCATTGTTTCTTCTTATACTTGAAAGAAGTGTCGTTTTCCGAATATGCAATGATTATATCAAGCAGAGGTTTTGGTAGTTCAAATAGAGCATTTGCTTGAGTATAATTTGATGTTACTAATGGGAAATCAATGGATCCACGCTGTGCTGTGGCTACAAATATTTCTCTAGCAGCAATAGAACCTGGTCTACGAAAATTTATAGTTCCTCCATTGGACCATCCATCATTTTCTTTTTCTACAGCAAAAGATATACGATCATATTCTCCTTCATTGATTTTAGGAATAGCGTATCGTGTAGCATAAACTTGAGGATTGTTAGTTTTTCCAAAACCTCGAACTAGATTGTTTGTATCAAAACTATGATTCAATAGAGTAAATGTACGAACGTTTTGTTTTAGCCATTCAAAAACGGTAAATGCTAGGGTAGGATCATCTCCGCCACTAAATCCTCTTAGATCGTAACGCAAATTCCAAGCTGTATCAAAATTGTCCATATTGACAAATAAAGCAGTTACTTCATCTGAAGTTTCAGACAAAAGTTTCCAAAGAGCATATGTAGAATCTAAACCACCAGATAGCGGTATGATCGTTTTCATATCGTTTCCCTATTCAAAACAATATCCCACTCAAGGTAATTTTCATTCCAAATAGCTTCATAGTTACTTGGTATAGAAGGTTTTGGTATTGGAGCAACCCAATTAGCAAGATCGTTATCAAACAACCAAGAAGGATATGGTTTAGATTCAACAAAAACATCTTTAGGTGGATAATAAAACCCACCTATAGCAGCATACTGACGACGAAAGTTACCATTGTAACTAGTTTGTTTCCAGACAGTATCTTCACCAAAAAGAGATTTACAAAAAGTAATTCCAAGAGGTTCACTTTCTGGAAAAGATAAATTTTCTACGTCTTCATTGTTTATAACAACAACTGCTAAAACATTGTTTTGACTATCAAGTTTTGCAAAATGTGCCATAGTATTTCCTTACTGATATTGATAACGAATAATAACAATACCTGAACCGCCGGCTCCGGAGTAATTACCAAACGGACCTCCGCCACCACCGCCACCTGTATTAGTAGAGCCAGCTGTTGCTACTGCACCTAATGCTCCACCTCCACCGCCTCCACCACCAGATCCACCAGCACCATTGAACCAAGCACCACCACCGCCGGCGCGAGTTACAGAAGATCCAGTAATCGAAGATGCGGTTCCTGCACCACCAGCGGCAGAATAGGGAGCACCATCTGGAAGACCTGAACCTCCGCCAGCACCAGCTCCACCACCTCCACCAGCGCCGGCATCTTTTCCAGAAAGATAACCATTTCCTCCACCATTACCTTGTCCAGCTGTTCCAGCACCACCAGATCTTACAGCAATGCTTGATCGTCCGGCACCACCACCAGATCCACCGGCGCTACCATTTGCATTTCCCGTTCCACCGCCGCCGCCACCTGTTGAAGTTATACCAAAAGCAGATGAATCGCTACCGTTATTTCCTTGTGCGGTTGAATATGAAGCTGCACCGCCCGCTCCTACAGTTATAGTATAATTTGTTGCTGTTACGTTGGTACTTCCGCTTCTATATCCGCCGGCACCGCCTCCACCACCAGCGTTAGTTCCTCCAGATCCGCCGCCAGCAATAATAAGATATTCTACACTTGAGTTTGTTCCAACTTGAGTTACAGTAAAAGTACCAGAACCAGTAAACGTATGAATTTTATAATTTCCACTAGTCGTAACTGTTCCGCCTGTAGCAGCTGTATAAGTTACGCTTGATTTTCCATATCCATCCGACATGGATATAGTACCAGAAGCTTTACCAAATAGTGTTCTAACTGCTGCATCATTTAGTGAAATGGTCGCAGTAGCACTTTTACTAAGCTCTGTATTGACTTGAGATAATGATATTGCACCAGAGGCTGGTAATGCCATTACTTAGCCTCCAACTCCTTGACGCGAGCAGATAGTTCCTTGACAGCCTCAATTAGAACACCAACTATATTGCCATAAGCAACCGACAAGTGATCGCCTTCGTGTACCACCTCAGGAAGAACTTTTTGCATTTCTTGAGCAATAACACCAACACCAGCTTTACCATCTTCAATACGATTATATCGAACACCTCGCATTTGCTCAATTAGTGCAAGCGCGTTTTCAATTGTAGAAACATTTTCTTTTAGATTTTCGTCAGAGTAAGCTGTCACATTACCAGCGGCAGTCACGTCGCCAGCATTAGTTACTGTGAAAATGGTTGCTGAGTATGCGTCGTTAACGATCTCAAACCCACCAGTAGAATTCAATCTAAAGTGTTTGTTTGGATTGGTTCCTCCGCCACCATTTCTAACGACCAAGAAATCATGAAACCCTACGCCACCGCGCGTGTTTGTTCCACGAATAGCCAAAGATGAGTTTGCTGATCCTGTGTGCGCGATGCTGACAAGACCAGAGAATGCTGTGTTACCTGTGACGGCAAGATTTGTTGAGATAGTCGCGCGACCGGTATGCGCAAGTAAACCAGATGTAGCTGGATTTGATTTTGTCGCATATAACGTCGATGCGTTAGAAACCTGCAATCTAGCATTGATTAGCGTTCGGAGAGCAGTGTTTGTACCAGTCAAATTAGTATTGACCAGTGTGATACGAGTTGCTTGAGTAGCAATAGATGCGTTCGTGTTCGCGAGCGCGGCACGTTCAACTGCTTTTGTTTGATAGATAGCAGAAGCGTTGGCAACTTGAAGCCTGTCGCTGATTAGTGTGCGGAGAGCTGTGTTTGTTGTTGTCAGCGAAGTCCAGCTGGCTTTTGTAGCCAACATGCTGTTATCAACTACACTGTTTGCATATGATGTAACATTGGTAACAACTGTATCATTTTGAGTTAAGTTTTTAACAGCGGTAGTTGTAATTGATACCGATCCACCACCGCCAGATACAGGCGACCAATAAACACCAGTTCCCGATGTGCGGAGATAGTAACCAGAAACACCAGCTGTGCTATTGGCTACAAGAGTTCCGCTTAATACCGTATTACCTGTAACAGTCAGTTGACCATTTGCTACCGTAACACCATTGATGACTGTTCTGTCTGTTACAACAGCAGGATTACCTAGGATTGTGTTACCAGCAACATATAGATTTTTACCAATAACCATCGACTGAGCGACGTTAGCCAATCCATATGAGTGGATTCGCATACGCTCAGATCCACCCGTCTGAAAAGTCATCGGCAGATAAGTACCAGAGCCTGTGATACTGGATTCGAATCGTGCATCGGTACTAAAAGCAACCATTCTCGCGCGCGAAGTATTGGTTGGATCATTGCCATAATAAGCAGTCCAACCGGACGTTTGTGCTGCGCCTGGACCTAGAGCACCAATGTCAGTGAAAGTTCCTGTGCTGCTTTGAAACAGCAAACGATTAGTAACAGTCGCATTACTGAAATCACCAGTGATGCGTTTAGCAGTTCCGCTAAAGGTTGTATTGCCAGCTATTGATAGATTTTGCCCGATTGTAGCACGACCATTAACGGTAAGCAAATCTGTAGCAGCGTCACCGAGAGTTATGGCTCCGTTGAATGTAGCAGCGCCAGTAAATGTTGATGTACCAGTAACAGATACGTTTCCAGAAACAGCTAAGTTCGTAGAAATTGTAGCACGACCGGTATGCGCAAGTAAACCAGATGTAGCTGGATTTGATTTTGTCGCATATAACGTCGATGCGTTTGCTACCTGCAATCTATCACTGATAAGCGTTCGGAGAGCAGTGTTTGTACCAGTAAGATTGGTGTTGACTAATGTTACACGAGTTGCTTGAGTAGCAATAGATGCGTTCGTATTCGCTAATGCTCCTGCACTAGCAAGCTCAAATACAGATGTGCCGTTAGATGAAAATAGCTTCTGGTCTTTAGTGTTTAGCGCAAGCTCGCCCGTAGTAATTTCAGAAGTGGTAGGTTTTTTACCAGCAACACTACTGCGCTTGATTTTGATAGTTGATGCCACAATCTGCTCCTAGAAAGGAAAGGTGGGTGAAGCACTTGTCACCCACCTGTATATCAATTTAGTATGTTCCGCCGTCGATTACAGCTTCAACTGTAGCAACCGCATAACCAGCCGCACCAGTATCTACTGTTGTACCTGGCTCAGTTTGAGAACCCGTATAGAACTTGAAGATGCCGTCTGTTGCATCGCGGAACAAACCAGAATACTTTGTTCCTGATGAAACGTACTTACCATAGAAACCTACGTCAACTACATCTGTTGAGTTGTTCGCAGCCAACTTGATCATCGAGTCATCAACATTGAGAGTTGATGAAGAAATATAAGTTACTGCGCCTTCAACAGTCAGATCACCGTCGATGATTGTTGAACCGCTGATTCGTGTATTACCAGAAACTGCAAGGTTTGTTCCAACAGTCAGACGACCTGAGTGATTGAAAAACCCTGATGTTGACGGACTTGACTTGACTGCGTAAGTAGAAACTGCATTAGCAACTTCTAGATATTTGGCAACGTTGAGATTAGCTGTATCCAGAGGAGCCCAATAGACACCAGTTCCAGATGTTCTCAGATAGTAGCCAGAAGTTCCTGCCGTATTGTTAGCAACAAGAGTTCCACCGAGCGTCGTATTACCAGAAACCGAAAGGTTTTGAGAAATCGTAGCGCGGCCGCGCATAGTCAATAGAGCAGGCGTGCTGTTTGAGCCAAAAGTTACAAATCCACCAGTAATTTCTGCTGCACCTGTAACAGAAAATTTTCCTGAAACAGAACTGTTACCAGAAACAGCTAAGTTCGTAGAAATTGTAGCACGACCGGTATGCGCAAGTACACCAGAAGTCGTTGGGTTTACTTTTGTTGCATATGTAGCAGCAGCATTGGCTACTTGAAGGCGATCCGAGATAAGTGTACGGAGCGCTGTATTGGTACCAGTCAGATTTGTATTGACAAGCGTGATACGGCTTGCTTGTGTAGCAATCGAAGAGTTCGTATTGGCTAATGCGCTATTGAACGTAGTCGTATTGACTTTTGTTGCGATATAAGAATTTGTATTCGCAAGAAGAGTATTTACATAAGAGTTAGCTGCTGCATATGCTTTTGTTGCATAAAATGTGGAAGCATTGGCTACAGTGATATACTGATTACCAATCGTATAAATTGAAGATCCGTCACCAACGAACAGTTTACGATCTGGAATGTTAACCGCAATTTCGCCGGCAGCCAAAGAGGACGGCGCAGATCCTGGCGTCGTACTTCTTTTGATTTTAATTACTGATGCCATTTCTTACACCTCTGTTTTTGAACATCGAGCCATCGGAGCTCTTGCGTTCTATTTGTTTTTCTTCTACAATTGGCTTTATTCTGTCACCAGTAACATTATCAACTAAATCTTTTAGATTTTTTCGATCAACTTTGGTAAGTTTATCGAGTTGCTCTTTATATTCGCTATTTATATTTTTGAGTTTAGAAAGTTCTTTTTCGAGCATTGTATTCTTAGTCGTTAGTAGAAGTATCTGTTGCTGCAGCTGATTGATCTTAGTTTGCTGCTGCTCCATAAACTCATTGATAACTTCAATCTCTTTGCCTTCTTCAAATGTGTCGGACATTACGAATAAGAACCTCCATCCACGTCATCGAACTTAGGAATCCCGTTGGATCCGATCTGCATTACCTTACCGCTTGTTCCTGTAGCAAAAGCGAACGCTGTGCTATTCGAAGCATACATCACGCCATTCTGCGTTAGGGATGATTTACCTGTTCCGCCGTACTGAACGCCAAGAACGTTGTTCAGCACAAGATTTGTAATGGTAAGATTTTGAAACGTGCTTGGTGTATTAGCTGCAACAATAAGCTGTGATGCTTGAATAGTAGCAGGTTGATTGTTACTGGTTACAAAAGTGATAACACCGTTACCACTGGCTTTGATTTGGGCTCCGGCAAGATAAATTGTATTGCCGGCTAGATAAAGCGATCTCCATCTTTTAGTAGGCGTACCGAGATCATATGTTATATTAGCTTGCGGAACAATATTAGTTGTTATACTTTCAAGATTAGCTGAGGACGCACTAATTTCATTATACTTGGCAATTCTAATGCCGCCAACAGTTACGCCATCATGAACGCGCAGCGTCTTGTTCGTGGTGTCAACAGTAATTTCACCGTTCGCTCCCGTGAACGAATTGTGTTGTCCTGCACTACCTCTTCTGAACTTGACTTGAATTGCCATTACAGTGTCCCGTAATCTCTGCTTGTTTCTACATCAACCGAGCTTGTAATCAAACCATAGTCAAGTGCTTCAGCTGAAAATCCTCCACCTCCTCCACCAGATGACGCAGCTACATCCGCGATGTATGCGTTGGTGTTAGCTAATAATAATTTGACATATGCATTAGATGCAGCATATGCCTTTGTTGCATATTTAGCCGCTACGTTGGCTACTTGAATTCTATCGTTGATAAGTGTACGAAGGGCTGTATTAGTTCCTGTAAGCCCAGTCCATGTAGCTTTAGCAGTCAACAATGTATTGACATTAGCAACTTGAAGTCGATCACTAATAAGAGTGCGGAGGGCTGTGTTCGTAGAAGTCAACCCGCTCCATGACGCACGAGTCGCAATGTATGCGTTTGTATTGGCTAACGCTGCTCGTTCAACTGATTTGGTTTGATATGTTGCAGCTGCATTGGCTACTTGCAAACGATCATTGATAAGTGATCTTATAGCTGAATTAGAAGCTGCATAAGCTTTAGTTGCAAACGTTGCGTTTGCGTTGCTAACTTGTAGATATGTTGCACTACCTGTATACGCAGTAGATTGAATTGTATTGTCAGGGAATCGTATAGTACCATCTACATCGAATGACCAAATGTGTGGGCCATTACCAATAGCCGGTGTTTGATTTTCTACACCAATATAAGCATATCCATTAGCACTGCTTAGATAAACATAATCTCCAGCTAAAGTGGCAAAATTAGAAAGATATTGTCCATATCCAGGAAATCCGGATACTAATTTTGCACCGCTTGGTAATCTTAGTGCACTATTTGCTTGGAGAGTAAGATTATATACACCGTTAACAAGCTGGCTAGTATTAGCTGCAACTTTTGAATCTACGTAGTTTCTAATAGAAGTATTAGTTGACGTAAGAGCAGACCACGACACGCGAGTAGCAATGTAAGCGTTTGTATTCGCCAATATCGTTTTAACGTAAGCATTAGAAGCGGCATATGCTTTAGTTGCAAACTTTGCATTTGCATTAGCCACTTCAATATAAATGTGTTCATTGCTACCAATTTCATTGACAGCATCAATAATCTCGTTGACTTTGAGTCGTAGAGATCGAATTGTTGTTGTAGCACTTGTATTAGCTACTGCAATTGGATGGCTCATGGATTCTCCAGAGCATCGATACGAGCTTCAAGTGCGGCAATTTGAGAAAGTGCATTATTGAGTGCATTTGTCAATACATTGATTGTATTTGATGAAGCACCGGTTACGTTTACAACAACAAGATCGTTTTCGTTTAGATTACCAAGTTCTGATTTTGTAACCAGAAGTGGAGCAGAATTACCAGATCCACCAGATACTGTTCCAGCTTGCCACTTACCAGTTGATGAGTTATAGACAAGTGCTTGACCATTGCTCGCGCTTTTCAAGCTTGCGTAGTCAACGTCATCTAGTTTGTGAAGATTGACTTCACCAGACCCAGACGAGCGACCAAGTCCCATTGCAGCAGAGAAAGCAATACGAGAGATGCGTTTTTCTGCGCCGTCGAGAAACTGTTCTACTTCTTTGCGAAGCGGAGTGATATCAGCCATAGGACCAACTGGACCAGTTTTACCTTGCGGTCCAGGATCACCTTTGTCTCCTTTATCACCCTTGTCGCCCTTATCACCTTTCTCACCGCGAGCACCGATCTCACCTTGCTCGCCGATGAAACCGCGAGGACCAATATCACCTTTATCACCCTTGCTACCTTTTTGTCCACGCTTACCTTCTGGTCCGCGCAAACGAATCTCTCTAAGCTCAACGATACCGTTGGACTCTGACAGATTCTTTAGCTCTTGGATAATTTCGCGCTTGACTTCGTTTGCTTCTGCGTAGGCAAACTTAGCTGCGATAGAAAGGATCTTAGCCTTTTCAAGTTCGAAGGATGGACTGTTTAGATGTT